TCCGCCATGCTTTTAACTCTATTCGCCCTGATAACTTTTCTCGTGAAGGCTTAGAGCAATTATTTGATTATTTTGAATCTTATGAAAAAGATAATGGCGAAGAAATTGAATTAGATGTAATTGCTATTTGCTGTGAATATAGCGAACAACACTGGAAAGATATTGCTTCAGATTATTCAATCGAATTTGATGATATTGATACAGAAGATAAGCAAAAACAACACATTATGAATTATTTATGCGATAACACTTCAGTTATTGGGTCAACTTCAGACGATACATTTATTTATCAAAACTTTTAAGGGGTTAAAAATGACACAATCTCAAGCACTCACACAATGCCTAGTTCTTGCTTTAACAGCACCAGATGACCAAAAAGCAGAGCAAGCCTCTAATCTGGCTGAGCAATTAGCCTATGGTTTAACAGTAGATCAAGTTGAACAATGTAAAAATCAAGCTCTTAAATTGGTGGGCGCATGATCTATGCAACATTAGCCCTCATTCTGCGAATACTTACAAGACGCTAAATTCAAGCCCTCTACGGAGGGTTTTTTGTTGTCTGTCAAAAAGCCACATTTAAGGCTCTAATGGGCTTTACCCTCATCACGCTATACCCTAGTGCATAAAAACGGCTTAAAAGGGGCTTGAATCGCTTTCTAGTGGCATTTCCTGCGTCAATCTGCGAATGGTAACGTCAAGGGCTGCTAACTCATCCATTTTTTTGATGCGCCATATAGCCTTAGTGCCGTGCCAGCTATTGTGACAATCACGGCATAAAGCGATCACGCAATATTGTAGTTTTTGCTCTATGTGATGTGCGTCTGAAATGCCTGGTGCGTCACATACCGAGCATGGCAATAGTTTAACTTTCCCAATGTGAAGCCTTTGCTTTGCGTTTAGTTTGTTGTTCATTGTGTGGCTTTTTGCTCGATACGGGCACTGTACTGGGCGGTTCTCCAGCACTCTACCCGTGCCTGTGCTGCGGTCATAAGCCATCGGTATCTCTCCTCAAGCTCTACGGCTTGCCTGATGCCTTCTAAAATCTCGATGTATTCAGGGTGGGCATAAGCAAACGTGTCCTGTTTTCCAAGTACCTCAGTACCCGCAAGACTTTTTAGTTGTGCGTGTTTACTGCGTCTGTATTCGTCTAAATACATTCGGTCAGCTTTGGCTTTTGCATACAGTGGAGCAGTATCTATTAAATATTGAATTGCTTTTGTTGGTTCGTTCATATTATCTCCACGACTAAATCATTATTTGATTTAATATAATCTTTGGTTTTCTTAATATATCTCTCGAATTCAGATCGACTAATGCTTGATTGTTGTAAATCAGCATATTGGATTAAATCCCTCACCGCTTTAATGCCTTCGCCTGATAAACCCATTTTCATTGTGTTTTGGTAGCGTTCTGCTGCTTGATGTAAGGCTTCTTGTGCTTTTTGGCAAACTGGTAAGACCTCATCTTTTCCAATATTGTGCCTTGCCATCGTTTCACTCAGGTTTAAAACGTCAACAAGGGTTCGCCAATCGGTTACTGTTCCTTGTCCCTTTGTCATTGCTTCTAGGGCTGAGTATTCAAGCATTCTGAGCTTGTCTAGCTTGTCTCTGTGGGTGATTGACGCACCTACTATTGCGTGTTGGGTTGGGTCAATCAATGCCCAGACCTTGCGTTTAGTTCGCTTCCGCATTTTTCTCTTTTATCTTGCGCTCGATTGCACCAGCATAGAAAACCCAATCAGCACTTAGGCAACCCCATTCTTCGGCTAGTTGCATATGTTCCTCTTCGGTTAAGTAAACCCAAGGCTTTTTGTTTTCCAGATGTAGGTCTATTGCGTCGATTATTTCATCTTTAGTCATACATCCTCCATCTTGTAGTTCAGCTTGTGGTGTTGGAAACGCATTGCTGCTTCCATTTCGAGTTCTTTGAAGTGTTCGTCAGAGAATAGCCCTATGACATTGCGACCCTCAAACCAAACTTCTTTGATTGACTCGTTGTAAGTAGTCTCACCATCGTTCTCGTACTCGTAAACTACTGTAACGATCTCGCTACCTTCGCCTGTGGTTGTGTCAAATTCCCAAGTTTTTTCCATCATTCACTCCTGTTAAAAATTAAATGTTAGTCTTGTTTTGCAAGGTTTTGTATTGGGACTTACCCTAATCTAAGCATTCTTTTATGCAAACGTCTACTCCTGAAACACTTGAATAAACCTTGGAAACATGGATATTCACAATCTGCGAATCATCCTTGTAAACAACTCCATTCATAGCGTCTTCTACACTTTTAAGCACATTGGATGCATCTGGCTTCTTAATTGGCTTCTCCAAGCCGTTTAAACAGGCTTCTATGCGCTTTTTAGGCAAAGACTTAGGAATTGGCGCACGAATGTACAAATACAGCGTTACAGGGGTTTCCAATGGTTCGCTAGTTCCCATTGCTTCTATTGCGGCTTCTTTGATTGAAGACTCATAGTTTCTTGTTTTGTCAGGGGTGTAAGTTTGGACAAAGTTTCCACGTTTGGCATACCTTGCTCTTTGTTTGCCAACAGGGTCAGCATCTACTTTGAATGTAACCATGAAGGTCATGTAAGAATCCTTATTGATAAATCATGCAAATAAAAGTTGTTGCGTTTTTACAGTTGTTCCAGAGTCGTATCTCTGTGAGTCACCTTTTGGATAAGGCATAACTTCATAATTTAGTTGCTTTAACAAATTTGTTTTTTGTGCTTTGCTTCCAACAAAGTAAACATATCTATGTTTTGCACTTCTATTAACTCTTATTTCAGAATTGCCAAAACTGTGTCTGCTATGTTTTCCGTCTTCACCAGCCATGTCTGTGCGTTCTTTTGTTGTTCCAGTAAACAAAAAATTACTTGCTTGATAAATATATCCAACATGACCCATTGCTGTATCAGCATAAGAAACAACTATTGTTGGCTTTGGCAACATTTGCAAACTCTTGCTTACCAAAAAAGAAGCACCATTCTTTACACCATCATTTAAGCAAAGTCTGTTTAGTTCTAAAACCTTGTCTTTGTAATCAATACCACAAACACCCATACAAAGATTAGGACTAGCTGGCATCCCATAAGTAACAACACCAACTAACTGCTCATTAGCGTAAAGTCCAAAAGCATACGAAACTGGACACATACGCTTGGCATAGTGTTTTTCAAGCAACCAAGGCTCAACTTCAAAATTATTGATTGGTAAAACCTTCATTTAGGATTCTCCATGCTGTTGCCCAACTCATTCAATTTGTCCTTCTTTCATTTGACGCATATAAAACCTGACCCGATCTCTTGCTCCAGTTCCGTAGATTCTTTCGCAACGCTCAAGCCTGGCACGAACAAAATCGTTATCTCTGTTTGTTTGCCAAGTTCGGAATATTTCCCTTGCTTCGGCTTTCTCAAGAACAACTCTGTCGCCCTCATTGGATATGTTTTTTCGGCTGTATGCCATAGGTGTTTACTCTAGGTCACCAGTAAGCTCTAAGGCTTTGTTTATCAGGTGTAGGGGGTAAGGAACACCCTCTTTTACTTTGTCTAGCAGTTTCATTGCGTCATAGTGGGACATTTTTACTCCACTTATGTTTCTCAAGCCACTTCTTAGCCTTTTCTTTGGCCTCTAACGCTGCTTGTCTTTCTGCCTCGGTAGATTGCTTCTCAATCTGCAAAACCTCTTTAACGGGGATGTGTGGCCCTTGGTTGCACAAGTTTCTAAACTTGATGGCACTCGGAATAAACTCTCCATCTAGTTTGGCAATGGCAAAGTCCATGCTTGGTCTGTATGTCAGGAATCGACCTAATTGCATCTTCCACTCTTGTCTAACAAAGTCTGGGTCTATGCCATCAAAATGGCGATTAAATGGTGTTCCAAAGATTGCCATCATTCTGGCAAAGATGTAATCAAGACCTTCGTCTTGTGTACAAAAATCAGTTTCCAAGTAGTTTGACATTGCCACCTCCAATTAAGCCTCTTGTTAAACCAGAAATAACCCTTTGGTTCATTTGACCAGTTTTGCTTAGATTCTTTTCCTCTGGTTTAAGCCAATCAGCTTGCAAACCTTGAGAGCCTCTGGCACACCAAACCGATAAAAAGTCGCTGAAGGACATATTTGCTTTTGACGCTTCTTTCCTTGCGCTTGAAACAACAGTCTCAGTCACAGGAGCTTTCTTGGCTTTCCTGAGTTGTTTCCAATCATCCCAAATTTGTTGATCAACATCTGGTGGACAGGCAACGCTAGTTGCTCTCTTCTCTATCTGGTTATTGGTTAATGGTTTATGGTTAGTGGTTAATGGTGCATCGTCACCCGATGATGTGTCCACGATGGGTACATCATTAGCCCTTAATGTACCTATATAAACATCAATGGACAATGACAAATAATGAAACACAAAGTCCTCTTTATTGACCAAATGCTTCAATGTTGGGTTATCCCTGACAAACGCACCATAAGCAGAAACGGCTTGATGCTTACGAAATTCGGCTATTTCTTTGTCTGCACGAACATTGATAAACCCATTTTCTGTGGACAAAAAGAACTCATTAAGGACTGTTAAAACATCCTCCTCGTGATCTCTCATGCCAATGTGTCTAGCAGCATCTCTGTGCCTAATTGGTTGTTCATGGAGAAAATAGAAGTCTAAAAGTCTTCTGTATGCCAAGTCTTCTAACAAAGAAAGATGGCGAGTGTGACTCATGTAGTCACCAATGTGAAACTTGTAAAAGTGCATGATTTCCGCTTTTTTAAAACACCCTTAGAAGGAATTGCCAGCAGGAGAAGGGATAACTCTTTTCGGTCGGGTAATTAGTCCGACCTAGCTGGATTCCATAATATCAAAACAATTCTACTTTGTAAATCAAATAAATTGATTATTTGTGATTTCTTTCGCAGGTTTTGGTCTGCCAAGCAATCTTTTAGCTTGTGCGTTCATCACCGCATACTCTGATTTACTGAAGATACCCTTGGCATTTCTGATGTCAAAAGGGTTTAGCAAGCAGCGAGGCTCATCTTTTGGCTTGCTCTCAATCAGGTGGTCTGCAAGGGTGTACCTGGCAACTCTGTAGCGACCAACCTTTACCTCTTCTGTCGTTAGCTCACCTTTGTATCTCAACTTCTTAGCTGTGGACAATACAGAGGATTTAGGCATTCCTGTTAAATCACAGACTTCTTGTGAAGTAAGTGGCCCATTTTGCAGAGCTTTAATGATCATGGCTTGAGTCATTTGAAAAGGTTCTCCAAATTGATTTTGCGGTTTAGATGTAGTTCTAGCGTTCTAGCAAGCAAGGCAGTCATAGAAGCATCTAAGTCCTCTGGTTCGGTTGTATAAGCATCTGCCATTGTTTGAGAGTACCCAAGCAAGGCTTCAGCGCATCTTTGTTCAAGTATT